GGACTATTACAACGGCACTTTAAAATGCTGCGGTTTATCTCCTGAAACGGTGGAGGCATGGGAACTTTACATTAGAATATCTGAAAATAGCATTTATGACTGTAAAGACGATATACAAGGATTTTTTTGCAGACCTTTATGATGCAGTTGGCGGAGATATCGAAAAATATTATAGCAGTGACCCTGAATTAATCAGCCTTATAAAACTAACAGTATCGCCGGTGATGTAATGGACAAGCCACTAATCAAAGCCGAAGAGGCTGCAAAAATCATGGGCCTTGACGTTCCGACAATTCGAGAGTGGACTAAAGACCCTGCCTGTCCGTTTGGGCACGCTATAAAGTTTAAGTCATGGCGCTACATAATAATACGTACGAGATTTGAAGCTTATTTGAATGGACAAGATTTAAAAAAATAGCACCGTAAAGGTGCTGATAAAAATTGGACAAGCAGGAGGTGAGAAAGTGTTTAAAAAATCACTTGCAGAAATTTTATCAGAGCGTGCAGAAGAACTCGGCATTAAAGAAATAGAGATACCTGAAATTGAATTTGAACCTATGGATATCAGTGCATTGCCACATATTAAGAGAGAGGACGAGAGGCTGATTAATAGAAAGGACAAGTTAAAATGACAAAAGTTGAAGGGTTCCGGCTGCATCTCAAAACCGAAGATTTTCAAATATTTTACAATTACGACACAAAGCAATATATGGCGGTTTGCAACGGTAAAAGTGAAATAAGTTGTTCTTTTTTGAATGCTCTGCACAAAGGGGAGGAAATGAGGGTTAGCAATATTGACACAGTTTAAAAAATTTGAGGAGGTAAATTATGAAAGAGCAAATAAGAGAACATAAGTTTAGAGGGCAACGCTATGACACAAAAGAATGGATTTACGGCAGTCTTTTGGAAAATGACATTATAGTCGTAAAAGGTGCTACCGATGTAGATGAAGATTATATTGGGTTCAGCGATGAATGGAGTTCCGTTCTGCCCGAAACTGTAGGCGAGTTCACAGGTTTACTCGACAAAAACGGCAAGGAAATATTTGAGGGAGATATAGTTAAGTATAATTTTATAACTACTGAAAGGCAAGCAATATTTAAAATCGTTTGGTGCAGATATGGTTGGTGTTTGGTGGACAATGACGAAGTAGAATATTTAGATTCTGCCGAATGGCACTGCGGAGAAGCTGAAATTATTGGAAATATCCACGACGGGGTAAAAGAATGATAGGAATTAAGGGATATCAAAAGGGTCACACAACCTGTTTGGAAACAAGAAATAAAATTGGGGATGCCCTTAGAACTTCATTTTACGTTCCGTGCGCTTATTGTAAAAATTCAGTATTAACAAAACCTTCCCATTTTAGAAAAATCACAAAGACAGTATGCACCAAGGAGGCAAAGATGTCAAACGATTTCTTTTTTGACAGGGCAGAATTGGAATACGAAAATCAAATTCCCAAAGAAGATTCAGAACACGAATACATAAAAGAAATTATTAAACACACAAAATGCAAAAATACGAAGGAGGAAAATCATGAAATTTGAAGATGTAAAAATAGGGATGCGAGTTGTTCCTTTTCAGAAAACAGTAGCAACTTCTGGTGGTTTTGATTTTAACTTTTGGCTTAAAACTCGGGGTGGCGAAGCATTCCTTAAAAGGAATGGATATGTAACTATTGACAGTAAACTTGGTGACAGTAAATTCGGCGGTTATTTTTATTTTGTTGAATGTACTGGTGTTTTTTCTGCTTTCGACTTCAACCCCTACATAGAAACCCCAATAGACAACTCAATCAAAAGAATGCTTGTTAGGGGTAACAGAACGGTTATATTTTTGCAAGGGGCAAGAAAAGGTGAATCTGTTTGCAACGCAGAAGATACATTTAACCCCGTTAAAGGCGTTGCGTTGGCTTATGCAAGGGCCTTAGGGCAAGAGGTGGATGATATTGAGATTGTCATAAACCCTAAGCAGAGCGCACCACAGGAGGACAAGCCCTTGACGTTCGAGGTGGGGGAGACAGTGAGGGTAGCTTCTGAAGTGTCTGGTAGTTTGGCCAGAATTGGGCCGCTAGAATACGAAAAGTTTAAAGGGAAAAAATTCAAAATTCTTGTTGCCGATAAATGCGAGCCAAAATACGAATTGGGTACTTGCTTCATCTCTTACGGTCGGAATTGGTGGTTCAGCACTGGAATGCTCGAAAAAGTCCCACAGCCCGCAAAGCATGAGGTTATCGTCGACGGCGTGAAGTACGTGAAGGAGGCTGAATGATGGCAGAGGAAAAATTAACTACTTTTGAGCAGGATACCATTGCCCTAATGAGACACTTAAAAAGATATTCAAAGAAGTACCACAATACGCCGGACGGGTACATAACCGCCTATGTGCTAGGTGATAGTGTCTGTATTGGGAACACAGTACATGAAGAAAACCATATTGATATGCATTCTGCGAGTTTCCCTTACAAAGAGGCTCTAAATGTCTGATCTTAATGCATACAACACCTCACAAGTTGAAAGACAAGAACAGCGGTTTTTAGAGCCTGATAGATTAAACGAAACGGAGAATATAAATGAAATTATTAAAAAACAGCATAACAAACTTTAGGGGAATATCGGCACTCGTCATTGATGCGCAAGGCAAAAACATTAATATCTATGGCGAAAATGGAGCAGGGAAAACCACAGTTGAGGATTCTTTTTTATGGCTTATGTTTGGTAAAGATAGCGCAGACCGCAAAGACTATGATTTAAAACCGCATGACCTTGATGGTAATCCGATTACAGGTGAGCAGTTAGAGCCTACGGTCATAGGTACGCTCGAACACGAGGGCAAGACAATTACCCTTAAAAAGATCTATGCCGAGCAGTGGCCGAAACGTGATGGTATTAAGGTATATGACGGCAGCAAGGTAAGATATTTTATAAACGAACTTGAAGTCAAGGCTGGGGAATATCAAGCGGCGGTCAGCTCTCTTATCAGCGAAGATGTTTTTAAGCTTATCACTAATCCGAGATATTTTAGCGAATCGCTTTCGTGGCAGAACAGGCGCGAAACACTGGTTAAAATTGCGGGCGGGCTTTATGTGCAGATGAACGCAGAACTTGAAAGTTTATCAGCCGGCCGCTCGTTTGAGGAATTTTACGCCCTTAAAAAGCAGCAAGCTAAAGAGTTCTCCAAAAAGATTGATGCCATGCCGTCAGTTATTAACGAGGCTCGCCGAAACATTCCCCAGGTGGAGGGCGATGCTAAAAAGATATGGCGTGAGACCGGAGATTTAAAGGTCAGAAAAATCCAACTTGAAACCGAGTTAAGCAACCTCAAAAGCGACACCGCCATGAACCAAAAACGGCGTGATATTTCCAACACAGAAACCGAGATTATTCAGGCAAGGGCTACATATGTTAAGGCTATTGAGGCTGAAAACGCAAAGATTAAAAGCGGAATTTCTCAACTCGAATCTGAACTTAATAATAAAAACCACATCCTAAATGATTGTAAATATGCGATAGGGCAGATTACTGGAATATTGGGTACTCTTTCTTATGTCAGAAAGGATTTACAAACTGATAAAAAAGGGTGGGAAAACAAGGTTTGGGACGGTGAAACTGTTTGCCCAACTTGTAATCGTGATTTACCAGAAGATCAAGTCGAGACGGCAAAATCAGCGTTCAACACGCGCCGAAGCAACGCCCTTGAACTTATCCACACCAAGGGAGATAAAATCAATTCCGATTACATTGAAAATCAAAAGTTGATTGACGAGCAAAAGGCCGGTACCGCGGCACTCAATGTTGAGATTACAGCCCTCACAGTCCGAATAGAAAGCAGCACTTCAATGCGGATAACCCCAGACTTTGAAAACACAGATGAATGCAAGGTTTTGCAGGATAGACTTGACGCCCTACACGAGCGCATAAAGGGAGCAGCGGCAAGTAATAAGCAGGAGAAGATTGATGCGCTACAGGTTGATATAAACGCCTTACAAGAGGGCATAGAGGAAAAGGACAAACTTATCACATGGCTTAAATTAAAAGCAGAACGCGAAAAGCGCGTTGTTGAACTCATGGAGCAAGAAAAGGCCTTAAATGTTGAACTTGAACAATATCAAAAAGCGGTTAAGCTTTGTGAGAATTACGTTAAGGCCAAAGCAAAAGCGCTTGAAATCGCAGTCAATGGTAAGTTTAAGATTGTTAAGTTTCAGCTTTTCGAAATGCAGAAAAACGGCGAAGAATCCGAATGCTGCAACGTGCTTTATCCGAACGGTTCAACAGGACTTTCAAGGGGCGAAAAAGCACACGCAGGACTTGATATTATCAATACTCTTAGCGAGTTCTACGGTGTGTCTGCACCTATATTTTTCGATGATGCCGAGGGTATAACAAAAGACCTTGAAACCACAGCACAGTTAATTTGTTTGAAAGCCGTAAAAGGCGTAAAAAATTTGAAAGTTGAGGTAAAAGAATAATGTCAGAAACTAAAAAAACACAGGAAATTGCAAAGGTGCAGCCTACTCAAAGCGAACGTTTTACAAATAAGGTGCTTGTCGAATTTCAAGGCACGGGCGGCGAAAAGTTAGAAATTTCAAATGCACAGCGCAATTTAATTAAAGGCTATTTTATCGGTATAGACAGAGCTTTAAAAAAGGCAGAAACAGAGCGTATTGCAAAAAATAAATATGCAAAGGCTGATAAAGTCAACAGTTTAGCTTACTCGTGGGATAACATCAACCTTAATGATGTTGCACTCGATGTGGTGCATTATTCAAAACTTGGGCTTGATATTATGAGCAAGAACAATATTAACGCTATCCCTTATAAAGACACTACCGTTAACAAGTATGATATTACCTTTATGCTTGGCTATCTGGGCATAGAACTTGTGGCTATGAAATATGCAAGCGAACCGCCTAAAAATGTAACTTGTGAGCTTGTTTATGTTACTGATGAGTTTGGAATTATTAAAAAATCTGATGAAACACCTTTTGACCGCTATACGTTTAGTATAACTAATCCATTTGACAGGGGCGAGATTAAAGGCGGTTTTGGGTATCTTGAATTTGCAGACCCAACTAAAAATAAACTTGTATTTTTATCTTACAAAGATATTTTAAAGCGTAAACCTAAATATGCTGCTGCCGAGTTTTGGGGTGGGGATAAAACCATTTGGGGCAAAGATGACAACGGCAAAGCTAAAAGTACCACGGAGCATATTGACGGATGGCATGATGAAATGTGTCTAAAGACTTTAAAGCGATTCGTTTATGGCGAAAGTAATATTACTCGTGACCCTGCTAAAATCGATGCTGAAACTTTGCGTATTCGTGACCGTGAGGACAAATTTGAAAAAATTTATATTGACGAAGAAATTTCAGAAAACGCGAATCGGTTGCCAATGCCCGAAACTCCATATACGGATGTTGACACTGAAACAGGTGAGGTTATACCCGATATAGCACCTGGCATAAAGCTTCCATTCAATGAAAATTAATGTGATTGCTTCCGGCAGCTCCGGCAACTGCTACAGAATTTCAGATGGGACAACCAGCCTCTTAATCGAGGCTGGAATCCCAATAAAAAGAATCAAAGAGGGCTGTAACTTTAATTTGTCGGGAATTAGTGCTTGCCTTATAAGTCATCAGCATGGCGACCATAGCAAGGCGGCGAGAGCAGTTATGAGCGCAGGAATAGAATTATACTGTTCGACAGATACCGCCGCAGAACTCACGCTAGAGGGTTACAGACTACATACAATCAAGCCTCTAGAACGGTTTACAGTTGGCACTTTTGAGATTATTCCTTTTCCGGTCCACCACGATGTTACAAATTTCGGGTACCTCATTAAAAGTGTCGAAACCAAAGAAAAACTCTTGTTTGTGACCGATACTTATTATGTAGATTATGTTTTTAAAGGAATCAGTCACATGATGGTTGAAGCTAATTATTCGGTTGATACGCTTAACGAAGCCGTTGAAGATGGGCAGACGGCCGCAGAGATTAAAAGGCGATTATATCAATCTCATATGGATATTGAAAACACCATTGCATTGCTAAAAGCTAATAACACGCAGAACACAATTAAGCAGGTTTATTTGTTACATTTAAGTGCCAACAATGCCAGTGCTACAGATTTTAAAAAGAGAGTGCAGGCGGCTACGGGCGCAGAAGTTTATATTGCTTAAGGAGATTTTTGATTACAGTTAGTATAAATGGGCGGTGAAAACTGCCCCGAAAGGATTAAAAATGGCAGACCGCAAAATAAATGCTATGCACAAAGAATACGGCATAACTCATATTTATCACCAATGCAAAGAGTGCTGTAATTTCGTTAAGGGGAGATATCACGACACTATATTAAGAAAATGCAAGGCTTATGGCTTAACTCATAGTGAGGCTACGGATTGGGCGGGCAAAAATGATGCTTGTGGTATGTTCGGCGTGCCATTTGAAGCTACCAAAAGAACGCCATTAATTGATGTTTTAAAGCACAACAAAAAGGAAATAGATAATACGCCTTTAGACGGTCAAGAAGAATTTTAGGAGGTGATTAATTACGGCAGAAGTTAAATGGATAAAAATTTACACAAGCATAATGAGCAACCACAAAATTAAGCGAATCCGTAAAATGCCAGATGGCAACAGTATTGTTTTAATATGGGTATTCCTTTTGGCACAAGCAGGGGAAAGCAATAAAAGCGGTGCTTTATATTTTACCGACACAATTCCTTATAATCCTGACGGCCTTGCAATTCAGTTTGATTTTCCAATTGATGTGATTAAATTAGCTTTAAATGTTTTAGAAAAATTTGAAATGATTGAAATATTTGAAGATATTATTTACGTTAAAAATTGGAGCGAGTATCAAAACATTGACGGATTAGAGAGAATAAGAGAACAAACAAGGCTAAGAGTTAGTAAATATAAACAAAATAAAAAGCTTTTAGCGAGTGGTAACGTTAGCGGTAACGCTACAGTAACGCAAGGTAACGCTACAGAGTTAGATATAGAAGTAGATATAGATAAAGAATATATACCCCCAAACCCCCAAGGGGGAAAACACACAAAATTCATTCCACCGACAATTATAGAAATATCCACTTATTGCACGGAGAGGAAAAACAACGTAGATCCTCAACGATATTTTGATTTTTATGAAAGCAAAGGGTGGATGATTGGCAAAAACAAAATGAAAGACTGGCAAGCTGCTGTTAGGACGTGGGAAAAAGATAGTAAACCAAAGCAATCTAATAATTTTGGCTATGAGGGGATGGACAGACTTTGACAGATTATAGCCTTGAAGCGGAACAGTCAGTTTTAGGTGCAATACTTATAAGCCCCGAAGAAGCAATACCGCTTATCAGCAAAATAATTGCAAGTGACTTTTACTTATTGGAACATCAAAAAACCTTTACAGCCATGCTTGAAATGCACAGCCAAAACAAACCACTTGACTTTGTAACTTTGCACGAACGTTTGAAAAATGACCTCACAGGCGTTGAAGATGTAAAAAGCTATATATTGCACCTTGCACAGATAGTGCCGTTCACGGGGAACGTGGGGGCATATGTGGAAATTGTGAGGGCGAAGTCACAAAAGCGGCGAGTGATGGCGAAATTACAAGATATTGTTTACGGGGATGAAGAACCGGAAACCCTCATCCCTGCCCTTACAAAAATTGTTGACGAAGAACAAAACAAAACAGCAGTTGCCACAAGTGACGAAGAGCAAAAGCAGTTTTTATTAAGTTATAACGAGCAGATTTATAAGCCACTTGACCGAGAAGATAGGATTTGGACAGGCTTTTCAAAAATTGATAAAAAGCTGGGTGGACTTTTAAAGGGCTGCTTATCTTATCTGGGAGCACCACCAAGTACAGGTAAAACAACTTTTGCTATCAATATCGCAGCTAATCAATTTAAAAGCAAAAACAAAGTAGCATTTTTTAGTTTAGAAATGAGCAAAACACAGATTTATGACCGCCTTTTTAGTTCGATGCTTAGTATTCCTTATTCGGCATTTACAGACAAATATTTAGACAAGCCGCAGCAATATAAAGTATCTCAAAAACTTGCCGAGGTTTACGACACCAAGCAGCTTTATATTTTCGATGATATTTATACAGTTGAGGAAATCGCCGCAAAAGTTTACGAGTTAAAGCCGGATTTTGTGATAGTGGATTTTATTCAGTGTGTGAGGACGGTTCAGAAATTCGGAGGCGCAAGAGAAAGAATCGACTACATAAGCCAAGCATTTAAAAAATTAGCGAAACAATGTAAATGTCATGTGATGGTAATTAGTCAAGTTGCAAGACAAACCGATAAAACAGGAAAGCCTAAACCACCACGCATGAGTGACTTGAAAGAAAGTGGAAATCTTGAAGCTGATGGCGACTATGTGTTACTAATTCACCGTCCCTATGTTTACGAAAAATCAAAAGAAGAGTTTATTCCAGAGCAAACGCAATTTTTACTTGATAAAAACAAATACGGCCAAACAGGGGTTACGGATATGACTTTTCGGGGTGGAGTTCAAACTTTTGAAGAAATTGAGAAGAGATACGATTAAACGCCCACAAGGGCAGAAAGAAGTTAAAACATGAAACTCGATAATTATTATAACATTAAAAGCTCAATGGCAGAAGCGGTCGAAAAAGTAATGTTGGATGAAATAGTAAAGGCATTTGCCAAAAACGTCAAGGAAGTTAAAAAGGTATTTGCTAAAATTCAGTCCGAATCAGTATTGGTCTATTACGAAATAGAGATTGACGGCATTATAAGTCAAGAAGAATGTTATATCTCTTATGACGATGATGTTTTCGAAGCCTGTGAAAATGCTAGTAGACACATTACCTGTATCAAAGATTTAAGAAAACAATATCCTCAATTTTGTGCCATTAATGATTATTTGCAGAAAAACAGAATCTACAAAAAAGAAATCAAACTTGATGATGGTTACTACGGCAAAGTTTTTAATATTCAGCCGGAACTTACAAAATATTTAAAGCTGCCCAGTACTACATCGTGCAGTGTTGGCGGCGGCGATTATGAAATTAAGCGTACGCCTGAACGTGTGAAAATATTTGAGCAAAACCTTAATGCCCTTACCAAGTTTTTTAAAGAGTGTATATCTGAAATAGAAATTTTAAAAGCAGGGTTGGAAAACATTAAAGAGGAAAAGCCGTCTTAACCCCGTAGCGTGACCGTAGAGCGATTAAACCAGTAAAAGCGATAAAGATTAGGGGCAGATAGCAAAAACGATTGTAGAGCCTCGTAGAGGGGCAGAGAGGGAAGAGGATGAAAACAATTAAGACTATATGTCCTTATTGTGAAAATGAAGTCGCAAGGCACCTTTACTTTGACGAACGTGGACTTGTGGAAACTGATATCAAATGCAAATGCGGGTATCACTATTCAGATTCTTACGGACGCATAGAAATTACTTTGCCAGATGAACTTTTAGAACCGGAGGGAAAAGAAAAATGAACGATAGTAATGATTGTGACACTTGCATTTATTATTTGACCCATGACGAGTGGAAAGAACAGGTTGAAAAATTGCAGGAGGAAAATGTCACCCTTAAAAAAGCACTATTAGGCATTGCCAAACTTGTCAGCGATTATGGCTATTGTACTCATTTTGCAGGATTTACATGTGATAAGGACTTTCCTAAGGAATGCCCAAAATGCATAACAAATTATTTTAAAAGATTAGCCCGCTCCGCCATCAGCAACAAGGAGGGGGAGGAATGAAATGTGGAGATATTGTGCGAAATCATTACGCCGGAGAAAACAATCCCACGCGATTTTTTGTCTATATCCAAAACGAGGGAAGATGCTCGAAAGTAATTTATTTTGACGGTAAACGCCTTAGATTCAGCCATTACTATTCTAATGACCTCAAAACAGATAAGTTTGAGATAGTAGACCATTTGCCGATAGTGGAATCTATAAAAAATATACTTGATAAACATCTAAAGGAGGCCACCAATGACAAATAAAATGCAACCGGCAGAGATAGCGGAGAGACTTAAAATAATTCGGAATGAAATGTTTTTTAATCATGCCGAGGATTATATAGCGTTTGATTCCGCCGCCGAGATAGTGAGAAATCATGTGGATATTGTGCACGCAGAGTGGATTAAGCAAAAATGCCAAGGAGATTATGGGCTATGTTCTAAATGCAATTGTAGAATTCCTTGGATTCCAAAAAACTTTAAATATTGCCCACGGTGCGGTGCAAAAATGGACGGCGAACGAAAGGACGGTGTTGAAAAGTGAGTGATAGAATTGTAAATCATAGCAGTCGATATAAAGGTCCCGCCGGAGACAGTAGACCGGCGGCTGAAATCTTTGCAGGAATAGAAGCCCGTGAAGTAGAAAATGATGCAGTGCAAAAAGAACTGATAGCCGCTATCGAAAATACTTTGAGCAACCGTAAATTGGCAAGCTTTGAGGGGCGGATTCAACTTATTAGAAATACTTTTGTGGACTGGCTCTTTGAAAACGACCCGACGCTGGAGCACAGAAAGGACGGTGAAAAAAATGTTTGAAATCTTAAAACAAATACAATCTGCGTACCTCATGGGCGACAATGCCGCAATATTTAATATGTTACCCGATTTGATGGATAGTGTGGGGAAAACAGTTGTGGAGCTGCCGTGTAAGGTGGGGGATGCGGTTTGGATTGATAGGGAAACATTTTATATCCATCCATTAACACGTATTCGTGATAAATACATAAAAGCAGAAGTACTTTCAATCAAAATAGGCAGAAAACAAACTCTTATAAAAGTATTGCCATTGACACCTGATTATATGAATAAAAAAGGATATCCACAATATCCGCTATCTGCATTTGGCAAAACCATATTTTTAACTAAAGCCGAAGCCGAAGCAGAGCTGGAAAAGAGGAATACCCATGAAAAAACCTAACTTAATCCTCGACCTCTTGACAATCGTCTGCTTAATCCTAATCGCCGCTATTTTTATACTCTCTGTAATACTTGTTAATTATGACATGGCGGTTGCGGCTGGGATTGGATTAGCTTTGGGAATTTACGTTTTACAATTTAGGAGGGAAAAATGATTTTTACAGTAATGGGTGAACCGATGGGAAAAGGCAGACCGAGATTTGCAAAGCGCGGTAATTTTGTGGCTGCGTATACACCAGAAAAGACGGTGAATTACGAAACATTAATAAAACTTACATATCAGCAAGAACAAGGTAAATTGCATGAGGGCGAAGTACAAATGTCAATAAGTGCTTATTATACAATACCCAAAAGCACAAGCAAAAAGAGATCACTTGAAATGTTAAATAAAACAATACGACCAACAAAAAAGCCTGATATTGATAACGTAATAAAAATTATTGCAGATAGTTTGAATGGGATTGCATACCATGACGACACGCAAATTGTTAGCATACACGCTTACAAATATTATGCAGAAATTCCACTTGTAAGAGTACAAATTTTGGAGGTGCAAAATGATTAATGCAGAGATAATTTTAAGTCTTAAGCCAAAATATTGCAGATTGATATTTAACGGTGAAAAGGATATTGAAATCCGTAAAACAATTCCGCATAAAGGCTTACCGTTCAGGGTATTTGTTTATGAAACCAAAGAGGGTGTCGGCGCTGTTACAGGGGAATTTATTGTCAATAGATTTTGGTGTAATTATCAAAATTATAATGATGGCTATAGTTGTTTAACTGACAAAGAATTGTTTAATTATGGAAAAGGCAAGGCATACGGATGGCATATTGTTGATGCAGTCAAATATGATAAACCAATTGATTTAAAAACGTTTGGATTTGATAGAGCCCCTCAAAGTTGGTGCTATACAAAGGAGGAGGCACAAAATGAGCAGTAAAACAGTTTATGACCTTATAAAAGAGGCACACGAGGACGCCAAACAGGGCAATCTTGACGCAGCCAATAAAAAATTAAACGCTGTGGTGATTGCTATTGAGAATGGTGGAGATTTAAATACGATTGTGAGGCAAAATGACAAATAATATAATCTGGACAAGCACGCCAGATTGCTCAAAATGTAAAAACCACTTTGTAATATGGGAGGTGAATGACAGATGACCGCTAAAGAATACTTACAGCAATACCGCAATGCAGATCGTGAAATTAATTCAAAGCTTGATCAAATCCGGCGGCTGCGGGAGCTGGCAACTAAAACCACTTCAACGCTTAATCCTGACAAGGTGCAATCTTCGCAGGAAAACAAGACCGAGAAAATAGTGGCAAAGATTGTGGATATGGAGAATGAAGTTAATTCAGAGATCGACAAACTGATTGAGTTAAAACATGAAATTTGTGATTCAATACGAAAAGTCGGGAACGCAAAACAGCGCCAAGTTCTTGTTTTGAGGTACATAAACGGTAAAACGTGGGAGCGGATTGCAGTAGACCTTGATATTTCGTATCAATGGGTTTGCGAACTTCATGGCAGAGCATTAATTTCAATAAATTGTATATTACTTGATAGTAATTGATACCAGATAAGTGATATAGTGTATTTGTTAAAAGCGTTCGAGAAATCGGGCGCTTATTTCTATGCTCGAAATGAAGTGTGACATATGGTAAAAAAATATCAAAATTATAGACCAATTTGGAATGAATATCTATTTGATGCGATATGTAGGGATGCTGACGCTTATTGGGCAGAATGGCGAAAAAAACGTAAGAAAAGAGGAAAACCTATATGTTAACAGAGCAAAAAGAAAAAGCAATAACAAGACTATTAAAAGGTGACTTTATAACAGATATTTGTAAAGATATAAATATATCGAGGCCGTCACTATACGCCTGGAGGAAAGACCCTGAATTCATAGCTGAACTTGAAGCAAGGCGTAAAGAAATAATTAAATCCGGCAATGATTTTATTGTAGCAAGAACAAACGGATATCTCGAACAATTAAATGATCTTGCAATGAATAGTACTGATGCACGCACTAAAGCAAGCGTATTGACTTATTTAGTAGATAGAGCATTAGGCAAGACTGTTTCAAGGATAGAACTAGAGCCTGTTGAAATGGCAAAGATACCATCAAGGCAAGAGTTAGAGAATGAATTTAAAACGTATAAAACAAATGTAGTTATTGATAATAGTGTTAATTTTGATGATTGATATGTAATGTTGTAAATAATATTGATTACAATATGATTGTTATACATAACATAATGTTTAAATAATTGCTTCATTATATGTAGTTAAATAAAATATAGGGCGAATGTATGGGGATAAGATGGCTAAGCCTCGCCCGAGTGCACCCTCTCAAACAACACCAAATCTATTGTATAAATATGCACTATATATGCCGATTATACATAGTTTATGCAGTAATTATGCATGTATATATACATTTAATTGTTATAAGCATATATAATGGCATAGGTAAGCCAATGTGTATTAGCCTAAATTATGATTTTGTATAATAGACTTTAATGGTATAGTTAGGGGGTGACCTTCTTTTTCGGGGTTGGCAGATATGCCCACACTCACCTCAACAATTATTTTTATAAAATTTTCAAAGCCTTTAAGTAGAGTTATTATTACAGAGTGGCCAATTCGCCAAAAAGTATCAATTAACCGCATAGGTATCAAGAAAACAAGCACTTTTAACTTTATCTGTACAGATAAAAACTTTAGTGAGGTGAAGTAATTGCAAGAAATAAGAGGTTATGTTGTTGACTTAAACGGCGCGCCTACTGAACTGTATGAGGGCGACAGGATTGTTAGAAAGTCAAGTCGGGATGCCTATGAGAATTTAGAGTACAAAAAATATCAGGGTAGCGAAGATTTAATCTCAATCTGTCACGAACATTTCACCAAAATAAATACAGATGAATTTTCAAAACTGATGCCTACGTTAAACAATAACGAGAGAATATTTCTTTTTTCTATTCAGGGATATATTGCTTTCGATAGTTGCGTGGTTACTTATAGGAATAATAAACCTGTTGATATTGGCGGCCTATGTAAGGTATCGAACTTATCCGAACCGGTTATATACAGAGTAATTAAAAGTTTAAGGGATAAAGGCATATTGGCGATTGCATTAATCAAAAACGGCAAAGCTTTTGTTATTAATCCGTGGCTTGTTATGCGTGGTACAAAAGTAAACGCAACGCTCAAAACATTATTTGCAGATTACTACATACAGACATTTAAAAAACGTTGGGGAGATTTAAAATAATATGAAAAAGCTCAAATTTATAATAACACAAAATCAAATTTTAGAATTAACCAGTGTTCAACTTAAGAGATTTAAAGAATTAACCGGGATAAAAACAAAAGAAATTTTGGGATTTGATGCAATGGGTGTCATTAATTTGCTCGATGAGCTAAACCCCGATGCTTTAATATCACTTGTTTTTGGTCAAGGACGATATGAAATTTATATTGACGATGGTCATGATGATATTAAAAAGAGTTCAGGTGATAATGCCGCCGATGCGCTCTGGGAAGCGCTTAAAACTATGCTATAAGGTGACAATATGAACGAAGAGGACAAACAAAACCGCCAATTATTATATGCTGCGGTTTATCAGAAATATATATCCGCAGGTGCAAGTTTAAAAGAATCAGAAACAGCAACCGAGCAATTAATATATAAGCATATTAATAATCTATTTGGCTTTCGCGGGCTTGCTTATCAGATGGGCGAAATATCCTTCCCTTTTTTCTGCAAATATTTTCTACAAGATACGTTCATCCCGAAAGAAAATAATGCCGCCAGGGAATTAGCCCCAGTGCATTTAGAAGTATGGGACGAACTCGACAGGATGTTCCTCAAGGACGAATTCGACAAAGAAGAATTTGTACTGCCCCGAGGCTGTGCCAAAACAACAATAGTTGACTTTGCGTTATCCGTGTGGCTTCACTGCTACAAAAAATCAACTTATACATTAGTATGTGGACGCACAGAGCAGGACAGTACAGAATTTCTTGCACAAACACGGCAAGCATTTGAGGAAAATAAGTATATCCTTGATGCTTTTGGGAAGCTAGTAAATACAAGTAAATTTACGGTCAATAAATTAGAACTTGAATTATCCAACAAAACAAAGATACAGGCTATATCATCCACATCCTCCATGCGTGGTAAAAAATATGATGGCAACCGCCCAAGCGTTATTATTGCAGACGATTACCAAGGGCGAATTGATATTATAACGCAGGAGGCCCGGGATAAAAAATATAACACTTGGATGGAAGATTCGGGGTACGCAGGAGACAAAGCGGTTTACCGTAAAAAGATAAAGATTAAGCAAGCAACAAAGTTTATTGTTTGCGGTACGATCTTACATAGAGATTGCTTTATGTCTCGATTATTAACCAACAAGGATTATAAGCACGTTTTAAAACGAGCAGTTGAATTTGATGTAGACGAATATTTTCATGAGGGATTGTGGGAAGAATTTCGTCTTATTTATTTTAACGATAAACTTCAAGACAGCGTTTCAGCTGCCAAAGAGTTTTATTATCAATATGAATCAGAAATGCAGTACAAGACAATTTGGGAAGATAAGTTTGACTGTTTAGATCTGGCAATTGATTATTACACTAATCCGCAAGCCTTTAAACAGGAAATGATGAACGATGCTTCAAAGATTGGTGATAAATGGTTTAAGTCAAATTTGTCAAAGCCGAAAGAAGATATTGAAAATCATATTTTTGTTAAGACAATGCTCTGCGTGGACCCTGCGAGTACATCAACCAAGAGTAGTGACAGTTTTGCTTTTCTTGTCGGCTCACTTGCTGACAACGACTTCAAATATGTTCGCAAGGCCGAGCTCTTAAAGATGGACGCAAGAACCGAGTTTGACAAATATATTGAGCATATTATAAAACTGCTTAAAGATTATCCAGATATAACTTGTATCTACATTGAAAAGAACACATTCAATGGCTCTGACGCGAACCGTCTTGAGCAGTTTATTGAAGCAGACCCGTTGCTAAGGGGTAGAGATTTAACCATCGTCAATGAACCCACAAGGGCAAATAAAGACGACAAAATAGCGAGCTGTGTCGCAGATGTAAACAATGGCAGGATAATATTCAATGCAGAGGACACGGACTTCATTCAGCAGGTCATGGACTTTGCAGGGCAGGACTTTTCACAACATGATGATGCGCCTGACATCGTATCAGAATTTGCAAATCGAATTAATGACATTGTTGTTATTGGCAGGATTACTTTCATGGATAAAAAATTACTCTTTAGGAGGTAAAAAATGTTTGATGTAGATGCAAATAGAGAAATATTAACAAAAGTTAAAAGCAACTTCGAACGGCAATACCACGTTAATATGAAAATGTATATGTATTACATGGGAATAACCGATACCGGCCATGACTTGAGCGTTTCTTCTAATGGCTCATATGATGATATTTTTATTGATGAATTTAACCTTGATGCGGAGGGTGCCGGCAATTACAACTATGTAAACGATCGCTATGATCACCGTATTAATACAAATTTTATTAAGAAGTTTGTCAAAGAGGAAGTCAGTTACAGCGTCGGCAATGACCTCACATACACGAGCCACAAAGGCGACGACAAGATAATTGATCTGCTTAGAATTTCAACGGCTCACTGGAAAGCGGATCACGATGCAACACTGGCAAAAAATATGCTGATATATTCAAACGCATACGAATTATATTACATCGACAAAGAAGCTCAATTCTGTTCAAGGGTTATTTCCCCCAGACATGGTATTGCTTACTTAGACCACTGCGATAACGTAATATTTTTTCTGCATATTTTCAGAAAAGCCTACGATACGAAGCAATATATTGATATTTACACTGATTCGGAGATTATACATTGCAACGATGTGTTTACCGAGATAAACCGGACATCTCACCCCTTCGGTTGCGTACCTGTGGGCGTTGCTGTTTTGAGCGAAGAAGGTTGGCTTGATAGTTTATATAAGGACCTTAAGACACTTCAAGATGCTTACGAAACGAATTTAAGCGACATATCAAGCGAGATTACCGAGTTCCGCAACGCTTATTTAGTCCTCAATAACCTTGATTTGCAGGACAGCGACCTTGCAACGATGAAAAAGCAGGGCATTATGAAAACCAAGGGCAAAGATGGCTCTGCGGTGTGGCTTATTAAAACAATCAACGACACTTTCATTCAAAACACCTTAACAACGCTTGAAGATAAAATGTTTCAAATTTCTTGCCACATAAACAGCAACGAGAAAATGAGTTCTAATACTTCAAGTCTGGCTTTAAGGGCTCGGCTAATTAGCCTTGAAGAAAAATGTAAGCTCAATCAAAAAGCTCTTGCGAACTGTGTAAAAACAAGACTTTGTATGTTACTTTGCTATATGAACAATCTGAAAGGCACTAATTACGATTACAGGGACATAAAAATCAAGTTTACGCCTAATATTCCAAGTGATGATTTGACAAATAGTACGGTAGTTACTGCTTTGGGTGATAAATTAAGTACTGAAACCGCCTTGAGTTTGTTTAGTTTCATCGACAACCCTCAAAATGAGGTCAAGAAGGCACAGGCAGAGGCAAAGGCTAACAGCATAGGGGCAGGGCTTTTAAACCCTCCACAGCCTCCTATGACCCCACAAACCATGCCAGATAAGCCCCTGATGGTGGCTAAACCATGAATGAAACTATAATAGCAAATGTTGATGTGTATTGTCAGATGGTTCAGACAGGAAAACCATGTGTAAGTTTGGCAATCCAAGATAGATATGTTGAAGAAATAGTTGACAGGGTTGATAAATTTAAACTAAAAACCCATGTCGAAAATTTAGCTGAGGGGTGGGAAACACTTTGGATTTATAAAGATAAATATATGCTTGAAATAATCAAATCACTGCCCGAACCTAAGACAAAATTTGAACATTGGATTTTAGGCAAGGCGTTTGGCTATTCCGATGAAGCAATTAAAACATTTTTAGAGAATATTGGTGGCGAATAATGGATAAAGAATATAGAAAAAAAGTAGAGAGCATTAAAGTTGACGGTGAGGACTTCGCAAATGAAGGAATGAAACCAGTTTACAAAGACCAAAAAGAGGCTTTAGACAAAATTCATACTGCTATAGGTGCTTTGTTTATAGCGTATGCCATTGACGGATTGCTTAAATTAAGTACATCACAGAAAGCAAAAGTAAAATCCGAATTTGATAAAACTTTAAAGGATATGGGCTTGAATTTAGGTAAAAAAGAAGTTGACACCGTTAAAAATGTTCTTTCAGAAGTGTATAAAGATACATTTTATAAGAATATTTATACATTAGAAAGCGGCATGACGGTAAATTTAAAGTTTAATATCCTTAAAAAAGAGTTTGTCGATGCTGCGGTAAATGCAAAGTACAAGGGGGATCTTTTTTCAGACCGTATTTGGGCTAATAAGGGTGATATGATTGACGCTCTACAAAAAAACATTACCGGTGCCATGAAAGGTGATATAACAATAGATAAAATCGGCAGACAGATAAGAGATGCTTTTAATGTTCACGCCTATGAGAGCCAACGTCTTGTAAATACTGAAACGGCACGAGTGCAGACACAGGCCAGCGAGGACATGGGCAGAGACACGGGCGTTGAACAGGTCATGTGGAGCGCAACGCTGGATATGCTGACCGCTCCCGAAGATGCAGACCTTGATGGCAAAGTATGGGGCATAAATGAAGATCACCCAGAACCACCACTTCACCCAAATTGCCGTTGCTGCTTGATAAATGTACCATACGACGGTTGGAATCCCACAAGTCGCAAAGACAATGAAACAAAAGAGATTATAGATTATACAAATTACGCCGATTGGGCGAAAGATAAGGGAATTGGAGGTGACAGCAATGAGTAAATTAACATGGTACTTGAAACAACTATTTCCTCTAAAATATGATACCGAATACAGCGAAAATGGCAAAAACTATGTGACAATCTGGAAAATGTGGTTAGGCAGATGCTTTTCTATCAAGAAATACGAATTGAGATAAAAAAATCTCACGATTAATCGCTCCAAACGGGGCGATTTTTTATATCAAAAATTAATTATGCACTCTGCGGATTGAATTACGCATAGGGCGAAAGGAAAAATTATGGATATTGCAGAAGTACAAGCATTTTTAGACACGAACAAAGATTTACCCGAAGTTAAAAATTATGTCAACGGTTTTACTACAGTTGATAGAGTTAATGCATTTTTAGAGGGTGAGGATGGTAAAAAGCTTCTACAGCCTAGGTTAGACACATACCACAACAAAGGGCTCGAATCGTGGAAAACAAATAATCTTACAAAAATGGTTGACGAGGAAGTCAAAAAGCGTTTTCCAGATGCAGACCCGAAAGACGTGGCAATGGCTCAATTAAAAGCAGAATTTGAGAACATGAAAAATTCTACTTTAAAAGAGAAATTGACCAATAAAACTTTAAAGCAGTTTCAGGAATTGAAATTGCCGAGTGAATTAGTTGATTTTATTGTCGGCGATGAAGAATCGACAAAAAAGAATATAGAAATGTTAAAAAATCTGTTTGCAACGCACGACGAGGCCATCAAGACCGAATTTGCAAAGGGCAATAGTTACGTTCCTCCAGCCGCTAAAGGTGGCAACGTTGGCGATGAAAAGGCAAGAGCAGAAATCGCAAAATACATGAAATAATTTAAAAAACGAAAGAGGTAATATATCATGGCAATAAATACTTTAACTTACGCAACCTTATTTATGCAGGAACTCGACAAGCAAGTCGTGGCGGCTTCTACATCCGGCTGGATGGAAGGCAATGCAGGACTTGTAATTTACAACGGCGGTAATACCGTTAAGATTCCAAAAATCTCTATGGACGGCTTAGGCAACTATGACCGCTCTTTAGGTTTTGTTCAAGGTGCTGCTACTCTTGCCTATGAAACTAAAACAATGGGGCAGGACAGAGGCAGGACATTCAGCCTTGACAGCATGGACGTTAACGAAACCAACTTTGTGGCGAACGCTTCTAACCTCATGGGAGAATTTCAGCGCACAATGGTTATCCCTGAAATAGATGCTTACCGTTATTCAACCATTGCTTCACTTGCTATTGCAGGCAGCAGAGCATCAGGCGGATACACTCCTATTGTGGCTGATATTTACAGCAAACTGAAAGCCGACATTGCAGCAATTCAAGATGCAATCGGCGCTATTCCTCTTATTGTCACAATTCCGACATCAGTATTAGCTATCCTTGAAAGTTCTACCGAAATGCAGCGCCAGTTACAGGTTGGTGCATTTAACGGTCAACTACAATCCGGCGTTATATCGATAGACGAATGCCCGATTAAAGAAGTTCCATCCGCAAGAATGAAAACCGCTTATGTCTTTAATGATGGCAAAACTGCAGGACAAACAGCAGGTGGATTTACTCCAGCAGGCACAGCAAAATCAATCAACTGGATTATCTCAGCTGCGACTACTCCTATTGCTATTTCGAAAACCGACAACATGCGCATCTTTGCACCTGATGTCAATCAGGTTGCTGATGCTTGGAAACTTGACTATCGCAAATATCATGATTTATGGATTATGGATAACAAAATGTCAACAGTCTTTGTAAATATCAAAGAGGCTCTGGCATAATGTTTGAACTTAAAAAGTTGAACGTTCACAGAATTGTTGAAACCGAACAAGAAAAGGCAAAACTCTTAAAAGAGGGTTTCGCCGAGGTTGCCGCAAAAGTAGTTTACGTAGCTAAAATAGCGGAATATTATAAAAAGGGCAAAGCGTAAAGCTTGCCCTTTCCCTTTTTAGGAGGTGTAAAATGAATGGCAGTTTTAGACGATATTAAAACAGTTTTAAACATATCGGACACGACGAAGGACGCCTTGCTCACGCTTTATGTCCGCAAAGGCGTTACCCTTATCACGGCATATATGAACGCCCCTGACCCGCCTGTCACAGACCCGCCCACACTACCCACAGACGTTACAACTGTCTATACCGACGCACTAATCGAATACGTAGTCTTATGTTACCACAAGCGTGGCAACGAGGGCATAAAGCAGTTTGCACAAGGCTTACGCAGTGGAACATATGAGGACGGTTTAGGACAAGGTGTAAAAGACCTTTTGCCCTCACCTTTTATCCGCATGGCTCAAGCAAGGGACGGCAATTATGTTTACTAATTATACGGTGGGGGTTTGGAACAGGGCGGCAAGCACAAAGGTAAATGGCGTTACAATACCGGGTGTATTAACTTGGATAAGAGATATAGATTGCGACATGCAACCATTTTCAACAGCATTGATGCTAAAAAATTACGGCTACAATATCGAAGTTACAAAGCGGTTTTTTATTGATGATATAGCGGATATAAAGATAGGCACAATCTTAAAATACGGTACAGAGCAGCACGAAGTTAAAAAAATAATTGAATGGGATTACTTTGAAGTTATGACCTTAGAGGTGCAATAATGGAAATGAAATATACAAGTTTCAAGGCACAAGTGTTAAAAGCTATGGAACTCCATAAAAAAGAGTTTTGTGAAGGTGTTGGTGTTTTAGCAGTGGCAGAGATACAGCCGATTACACCAGTTGGAAAAGATTACAAAGACCATCACAAGGGAAATTTAAAGCGGTCAATAATCTTTGATGTTATGCCTGACAATGCAGGTGTTTATATCGGAGCAAATGCCTCTGCCCCTTATGCAATTGATGTTGAAAAAGGCATAGGACAAACAGCACAGCCTTTTTTAGAGCCGGGCGCAATGAACGCCATACCAAAAATTTATAACAAAGCGGTGCAAATTTACAAGAAGATGGGAGGATAAAATGTTAGAACTTTACACTTTAATTTACAACATGATTAATCCCATTTGTATGGCTTTTGCAGATCATTATCCCGAGGAAGAAGTAAAAGTTTATCCTTATGCAGAGATAAAATTTCCAAATACTCTGATCAATAACTCATATTCAGACAGTTGCCTTTTAGAAATTGACATATGGGACGATAAAAGTACGGACATAACGGAGATCGAGGGCATAGCAGATGCAATTCACAAGGCACTGAACCACTTGCAATATAACGACAGCGTTATGAATGTTTCTATCAATCGCAATACACCTTACAGGCTTGTTTTACCTGACCCGATAATTCACATTCAAAGGCGGCAGCTAAGATATGTCGTCACGGTTTACAATAAATAAAGAAAGAGGGAGATTAACATTAATAGCACAAATACAATAGGCTTTACCACAAATACACCTAACAATTTGCTTATTGATGCCGGAGCAGTATA